GCACCGGAACTCAAGGAATGTTATTCGGCGGCCCGCGTGGCGCTTTGGTTCAAGACTTGGGAAGAAGCGCAAGCATTCGTCGCGCTATTCACTTCTGCAAAGGGAACGTGACGTGACGAAAGCCGATAAGCTAACACTCGCCGCCAAAGCTGCCGCTATTTGGTTCATCAAGGTCTGCGACTACGGCGACGAAAGCCTGAACTACGAGAATGGCGATAGCGACGTGTTCGCCGGCCATGCCAAAAAGGATGCGAGAGCAATCAAACTTGATCTGCAGGCCGCCTTAGCGGCGAAGGGCATCGGCGTCGGAGAGTTGGTGAAGATCGCAAATAGTCCGCCGCACACGCGCAAGAAGCGTTAAAGACCGCATAGTCGCCAACGATAGGTCAATCTTTATGACGTTCCCGACGCTTCAATTCCCGCTCTACGGCCTTACGGATGAAATCCGCTCGTTTCTCGCCGTCATCCAATACGGCGTCCATTCGACTGAGTGTCCCAGCCGGGAGCCTAGCGGGAATCTGTTCCTCATTTATGCGTTTTCGCCCCATCTGGACCCGCTCATATGCATAAATACATGATATCATCTATTGACTATGGCAATATAGGTGATATCATATATCCAGTCAATAGGACCGGCCCATTTTAGGAGGATACCATGCAGTACGATCACCATTATCTGCTTTGGCTCTATGAGCAAGGATACGGGTCGCACAGCTTCCGTCGTTTAGTTCTGGCTGGTTATGTTTCGAAAAGTCTCCAGTAAGCGGGGAATTTGTGACATGACCGCCATTTTTGTAAATGGGGTGAAGCATCGCTTCCCCGAAGAACTCATCGAATGGAATGACATCAAACAGCTTGCCGATCCCCACGACGAGAAGGGACTTTTGATTGTCAAATATTACTACATCGACCACGCCGATATGTATCGCAGTGGCTATCTTGAACCCGGTAAAGATCGAATAGCCGTTGTCGAGGGCATGAGGTTTGCCGCGATACATAGCGGCGGCGCGTAACAACGGCCACACTAAAGACCGGAGTAGCCGATGACAAACCAAGAAGCCACAAGGAGCGACGTTCTTGCCGTGATCCGTGAACTTCAACGATTTAAATACCGTCAGATCGATGACGACATTAAAAACGACTGCGACATCATCTGTGCCAATCTCAAGCTCGCCCTTGAACAAGACACTATGCCCGGCTTCAATACGATGTTGATGCAGAAAGTCGAAAGTCTGAAAATCCGCTAACCCAACGCCGTCATGCGACGGCATGGAGAGGATGATGTCTCAGGTTGTCACCTTGGCCGGCGCTCCGCACGTTCTATGGCAATGCAAAACCTGTGGCGTCTTAGCGACGTGCCCGGAGGTCGTCTATGACCAGCACCGCGCCGAAGGCGGCTTTCATTTCTGCCCGAATGGACATTCGTGGGGCTGGTCAAAAGAGAATTGCGAACGTGAGGAACTGCGCCGAGAGCGAGATAGGCTCAAACAGCAGGTCGCCGCGCGTGATGATGAGGTTGCGCGCCAGATAGCTATGCGCAAGCAGATCGAAGGCAAGCTTGGGCGCGTGACCAAGCGTATCAATCACGGCGTTTGTCCGTGCTGCAACAGAACCTTTGGGAATCTTGCACGGCACATGAAATCGAAGCACCCGAACGTGGTGCCGCTCGAACAGAAAACCGCGTGATGTTTATGTGAGTTGAGGGAACAACGGAGAAGAAAACATGAAGGAATTTTTCGCGGCCATCGGTATCATCGCCACGTTCTTGTTTCTCGCCTATCTGCTGTCCTAATCGGAGTATGGAACAATGGTTCTACAGCCGGTCAAAAACATCAAATACGTCGGGGCCTCACGCTACACAGGGTATATCGCCAAGTCTATTCGCCTGATCTTGGAATGCGGCCATGACCAATACCGAAAGGCGAGTCAGGGCGTACCGAGACGAGCACGTTGCAGGGAATGCGAACGACGGCCACATAAAGGATAATCGACAATGAAACCATTTCTGCTGCTCGCTTCTGCTCTCTTTTTGTTTGCCGCGCCGACGCGGGCTGACATGCTGCCACCGGAGTGTCTGCCGAAGCCATGGACTTGCGGAATGAGCAAAAAGCATGTTCGGCAGTTCTGCGAATATCTGTGGCGTGAAGGCTGGACTTGCGGCGGCACGACAAGACACCGCTTTTGAAAGGTTAGTCGGCAATGAACGATCATATTCGCTGGGCCGTTTCCCGTTGGGAGGCTGAGGTCAAGAACCGTCCGTTGCGGAACATTCATCGGCGCACACTCGATACTACGTGGCGGCAGGTTATCTGCCATTACGGCGGCGACGCCGAAGGGCTATGTGGCCCCACCCATGACGAGCTTCTTGAAGCCACGCCAACAACCACGGCAGAGGAACAATTTACAATCGCAATACGAGAAATTGGCGCGATAGCCACTGATGTCTTGAAACGTCACAATATAAGGCCGTGAAGGATGGGTGCCGCCAATAAGGAAGTCAAAAAACGCGCGCAATTCCTCGCAACTTGCGAACACTCCTTCACGCATACGGAAGTTGATCGCCGATTTGGCTTGCTGATTATTTGCAACGACTGCGATCAGGTCGTTGACGTAATTGCGCGGCCCGGCGCTCACGAACGCCACTCCTGATGAATCAACCGCGAGAGGATAAAATGCCAAAGTTCCAAGAGACATTTTGCAGCCAATGTGGCGGCGCATTCGGTCCCGGCGATAGCGGGTTCTCACATTGCGACCAGCACAATGAGCTTGCCGAGCTTGATGAGCCTAGCCCGATGGTCAAGCGCGTGATGAAACAATTTGAGAGTGCCTTAGCGCGGCGGCGCGCCTACGGGCCACCCTCTGTGCACTGACGCGGCGAGAGGGAAGATCATGCGCGGAACACCATTACAAACGCGAGAGGCCGCTGAGGCGGCGCAGGGTTCGATTGAGGATGAGGAGGCCGGTCGTGTGGCTCTGGAATCCGCATGGGATAAGATCGATGGCGCCATTGCTGCTGCCGGCATTGGCTCAGGGAGCCGATCGACCAAAATAAGATTTTCGATTTACGAACTACGAATGCTGAGACAGTTTCGGCGCCAATACGCATAACGTGCGCTCCTGGGGAGGAAGTCGCCATGACCATCGTTTTTAATATACCGACTTGGGGAGTGTGGATTGTTGCGGCCATGCTTGCGGCCAGCATCGGTGTGAACATCTGGCACGGAATTGTTGTGCGGGATTATATGCGCTGGCTGAATAGGCCACGTTAACGTGTCGCAAATAAAAAAGAAATGCCGAGCCCGTAGGGGCCCGGCAGCACATAGCGGATAGTCATCAACAGCGGGAACGGTATAGGGCCGTCGCTGCTGTCACGCAACCTCGATCATTCGTTGTTCACGGCCTCCTTGGGCGGCCCGCCGATCGACACCTCGTCGTCCGGCGTCTCGAATTCTGGGTGTGCGACATCGTCCTCGTCCTGGAACTTGTTCCGTTTGACCACGCGACGCACGCGCGGTCCGGGGATCCTCGGACGCTGACGACGCATCGGAGCACTCGCATCAGTGGGTACCGATTGGATATAGGCGGTTTGCCACGGCAACAACGGCCGTCATCGCGCCGGCTACGGCGCCAACGACAGCGCCGAGACCAACTGAGACGGTGTGACTGACACCGAGCGCGCGGCGCTTTTCGATCTTGGCGCCCTTTTCCTGCAGGATATAGGCGTGCAGGTCGCCTACTTGCTGGCTAATGCCCTCGAGCTGCTTGCCCTGGTTTGTGAGGTGGACCTCGACCGCGGCGAGGCGCTCTTGGACTGTAGCCATGGCTCATTTCCTTGGACCGTAGCGCTGCCGGACACCGGCAACGCAGTTTCGACCGTTCTCGATTTCGTTGCGTGCGGTGACGAGCACCGCCTCATCGCGAACGAAAGCGACGCGGGCATCCGTGGTGGACTTTACTTTCGGGAAGTTCACCGGCGCGAGTATCTGCTCGCACACGCGAAGAGCTGCGAGGTTCACCGCCAGCGGCGGTGTGCCGAATAGCTGATTAGGAGATGAGGCGCAGCCGCAGAGCGGGAGCCCCAATAGGACAAGCCGGAGCACTCTTGATAGATCGTGCATAATTTTGGACCTGTTGCCGGAGGTTGATGATTGTCCGGTCGCGCGCGGCAATGACAGGGCCATACTTCGCCTCAGCCGCCTTCGCGGCGTCGGTGTCTCGTGCTTCAGCCTCTTTGGCAATTTTGGCATTCGCCGCTACCCACACTGCCCTCTCATCGACGCGACCGACGTGGTTTTCATAGAGACCAGACGCGTACGCGACGCTGACGAGCACGGCGGCCCTTATGGCGAATGCGCGCGCCGTGGGATCGAGGTAGGCCAAGACCGCCAGCGCGACAAGTACGCCGACCGAAATGCCGGTCAGCTCACTGATATGGGCGATCTCGCGCCAGATATCGCCGAGACCGGAGAGCATCTCAAACATGGTCGTTCAGCAGTTTTTGCCGGCGGTCGTACCAGACGTACGCGCCGAGTATTAGGAAACCGATACCAGCGGCCAGGGCGAACTCGTGGGAATGGGCGAGCGTGACGAGATGGTCCCAGACCCCGAGATTGGTCAGGTTGTCCTTCGTGGTCTGGATCGGTGCGCTCGCGTCATTGAACTGGTCGAGGAAGGCCCTGATCGCCAGCCAGATGCCGCCGGCGCCGGTCGCGGCGCCCGCCGTGCCCGAGGTCGAGCTCGCCATGCTCTTCGGCGGCTTCGTGCGCTCGCCCTTCGGGCACACGGTGGTTTCGGAGGGGGCTACCTGGGTGGTCGCTTCGGTCTCTGGGTCGTCCGGCACGTTGGCCCATGAGATTTCGGCGTTGCGCCGGCGCACGAGACCCTGCATGCGCTCGCCCTTCGAGTTCACATATTGCAGCATCGCGCGCTCGGCGCCGGGCCAGTTGCCGGCGTTCACGAGGCCGATGACGTGCGGCGACGCCGATGGGCAGTTAAAATCGAGATCGGCCAGTGCGTCGAATTGGTGCTGGGTGACCGACACCTTGAGCAGCCGATTTACGCGCGCCTCGCACGGCTCGAGGTCGTCGGCGAAGATTTGCTCGGCCTGCTCGTCGGTCAGGCGCATACCCTGATGGATGCGCGGCGCCAGTCCTGCGACCTTGATCGGGCCGGCGGCGTCGGTGTGACCGATGCCGATGGTAAGCGTGCCGTGCACGGCGCCGCCTTGCCACTCGGGCTGCACCCACTTCCCGTTGACGTGGACCTTGGCGAGTTTGTCGTCGTAGACGTAGAGGATGCGCTCCTCCCACGGCTCGGTCAGTTTGGCGCGGCCGGCAGCGCTCATACGCATGGTCATCACAGCTTTCCCAGTTTTTTGATCACGTCCTCGATTCCCTCGGTCACGTATTGCGTCGCCGCTTCGCAAGCGATGCAGGTGTTCGCATTGCTGTGACCGGTCCCGGCGGCGACCGTGACTTCCTCGACCGTGTCAGGATCGATGAAGCACGGCCGCCCATCGGGGCGCGTGAAACGGACCAGTCGGCCCATTTACATGCCGAGCTTGGTCTTGATGGCCGCAACGTCGGTCTTGAGGGTGGCGACGTCGTTCTTCACGGCGTTGGCGGCAGAATTCCACCACGCCTCGACCTTGCCGACGGCGTACGACCAGCCCTTCTTGACGCCGAGGGTCACGAACCAGCCGACGCCAACGAGGGCGGCACCGGCGGCGATCAGCATCAGATCTTGCATTGCCATTTTAGTCTCCACGGTTTGGGGGTGTTGCTCACTTTCCATGCCGCTTGAGCACGCGGTCGCACGGCTTGCTCATCTCGCGCCGATGCGTCTTGAAGCACTGGTAGATGCCAGTGCGATCACCGAAAAATGCGCGCGCCAGTTCGTCGGTCGAACACAGCCGCAGCGCGTCGGGCCTGCAGGCCGCCTTCTCCGCTGCGGTCTGCGCCGCCGCTGCGCTGGTGAGCGCGCACAAAAAAGCCGCCCAGAGGGCGGCGCGCCGGATCTTCATGTTGCTAATCCTTATTGGTTCAGGCCCAACGCATGCCCCAGATCCATGAGTGGCTTCTCCGGGTGCCGGGGCGCCCCTTCCCACGGGTGCTTGCTTTCGATCTTTCGCTCGCGCGCGATCGCCTGATTAGCCTTGTCGTAATCGGTGCCGTAGAAGACGCGGCCGACCGGAATGTCGGAGGGGACGATCGGCTGGCCTTGGCCCACGGTGCTGAAGACCTTGGCGGCGTTCTCGATCGTGCGCACCTGACCGCCGAAGTATTCCTTCATGATGTAGGCGATGTCCTCGGGGTAGAAGTCGAGGTAACCCGAATGCGTGCGGTTACCGCCGCTGACATTGTTGAGGAACTTCGCGATATCCTTCCACGCCGACGGCGTCCATTTGAAGCCGGACTCGGCGTTCGGTCCTTTCTGCATATCGGTCGTCGTGTGGATATGGCCGCCGGTCCACGATTTGTTGAGGCCGATATCCATGAGCGGCTTGATCTGCTCCGGCGCGATGTCGCGCCAGGCGACGCCAGTTTCGCCGATCGGCGAAATAGCTGAGATCAACGATTTTATCGCCTGGGCCGCATAGGTGGCGGCCTTCTCGGTTCCGAAGATCATGCCCGCCGCGGCGTAGCCGAGCGTGAGCGGAAAAGCATAATTGAAGGGGAACGGAAACTGGATCGGTTGCGGACGGCCTTTCTCGTCCGACAGGCCGATGAAGAGAGCGAGCTGCTTCGTCTTCGTCCACTCCGGCAACTTATCGAAGAACGCGATTTTGTCTTTGTCCTGGCCGCCGAACGCATAGTTCCAGGCGGCTGCACCGAACCCCATCGCCATCGTATAGAAGAAGACCTTGCGCATGATACGCGATCGGCTTTGCGCTGCGCCCATCCGGTAGCCGGTCTGGGTGGCGACGTTCTGGAACGGCTCCCACAGGGCCAAGTAATTCGACAAAACGCCGCGCAGGTTATAATCGACGGTCGCCTCACGGGCGGTCATGCTTGCCTGCTGGATCGACTTGCCGGCTTGGCGCGCTTGGACAAAGGCAGAAAGGCGCGTCGAATTGTCGATGATGCTGGTCCACATATCGACGGTTTCGCTGATCGCGCGGGCGAGTTCGCGGGGATCGTATTCGCTACGGCCGATCGATGCTGCCTTCTTGCGCAGCCGGTCGAGCATCTGATCGTATTCGCGCATCGAGAACATCGACATTGCGCCGCCGCCCTCTTTCATCTGCTTCCAGTAGTCACCGAGCGGTCCGCCGTCGCGGCCGTGCTCAACATTCCAGATCGCGCGCGTCGCGTTGCCGATGAAGGGGAAGGCATCGGTCATGTACTGTAGCGCGCTGAAATTGCCGTGCTCCTTCTGCTCGTAGGCGTTGAGCAGCCCCTCGACGAAATAGCGCGCCGCGTGCCGGGCCATGAATTCCGGGTTATAGTGGGTGAGCAGGCTCTTCCATTTGCCGAGAATGTGGTTGGCGATCTGGATGATGGCGTTGGTTTTCGGCGACCACATCTTGACCGCGCGCGCCAGGCGTAGATCGTCGAACACTACGTACTGGTCCCGGCCGCGCACCTTCATGTGCACGGCGTTCTCCCGGCGCTGGTCGTAGCTATCGTCCGTCCATTTCACGAGGCCGGTGGAGCGGTCGATCATCCGCTTCGGGCGGCCGCGGTCGATGGTGATGCCCAGTTCCTTGCGCACCTCGGCGCCGGCGGCATTGAGCATGCGGGCGAGGCCATGGAGGGCGAGGTTCTTCTCGGCCCGGTCGATGGTGCGGAGCGCCTGATCGACGAGCGCCACGACGGGGTTGTCGGCCTTGCTGCGGCGGCCTAGCGCGCGCTGGGTCTCCGGCCCCTTGATATCGCCGCCATAGCCTTTCGGCCGTTGCTCGGCGAATTGCGGGGCGTTGGTGGGGTCTTCCCAGCCGCGCAGGGGCACATAGTTCGGGCTCGAACGCCACCACTCGGAGATGGTCTCCTGGCTCTCGAGGCCGCCGCGGATCATCTCGCTGCTGATGAAGCGCCGGATCTCGCCGACGCGCTGCGCGAGCTCGCGGAAGGCGTCCCCCTTCGGACCATGTTCGAGATCGAATGCGATCCGTCTGGCGTCGTTGGTCGACATGCCCGAGGCGCCGACGACGTCGTGGTCGGACACAGCCCGGTAGAAATCGCTGCCCGGCTGGTGCAGCCGGCCGACATTGTCGTTCCGCTCCGGCGCGTGCTTGGCGTAGACGTAATCACCCGCCTCCTGCGAGCCGATATGGCCGATGCGCATCGTGTCGGCGAGCGGCCGGAAATACTCCGTCATGAAGGTCTGCATGCGGCTCGCGCGCTTGCCGGGGAACAACCGCTTAAGCTGGTAGAATTGCTGGTCGTCGGGCAGCGGCGATTCGCGATCCCTGGCGACCCAGTCGTTCGAGCGCGCCTCGACGGCATTCTGCATGCGCTCGACGCGCGCGTTCCAATCCTGGAAGTGCTCCTTGGTCCAGAGCATGCCTTCGGAGCCGATCAGGTCGGCGATCTTGCGGCGGATGCTCCAGGAGGCCGGGTGCAGCGGGTCGTCGAAGGCCGGGCGCGCCATGGCCGCCTGCGGGCCTTCCTCCGCGTGCTCGATGCGTGCCGCGACCTCGGTGCGCGCCTGCTCCGCGCGGATCTGGTCGGCCATCCGCGAGGGGGCGCCCTCGGCCTTGCGGCTCGGCCGGGCGGCGAGATCGCCGGCGGCGGCTTGCTCGAAGACGTCGTGGTAGCTGTTGAAGCCAAGGCCGCGCAGGTAATTGGCGATCTGCTGGAAGAGACGCCGCAACCGCTCGAATAGCGCCCGGATGCCGATGTGCAGGCCAGCGCCATAGCCGCCGCCCTCGCGGTCTTTCATGAAGGCGGTAAACGCCTCGGCGCGGATCTCGTAATCCGCCATCTTATCGACCAGCTTGCGGACCTGCGCGTCGGTGGCGCTGGGCGCTTCCTGCTTCATGCTGGCGATCGCCATCTCGCGAAGGCGCGGCTCTTGCGCCTTGAGAAGACGCATCTCGGCGTCGGTGACGAAATGGTCTTCGATGGCGTGCCAGGACTCGTGATAGGCGGCGTCAAGCGGATTGATCGAAGGGTGATTGAGCGCGAGCCGGATGATGTCGTGCATCGGCAGGTACGCGCCGCCGACCTCTTCCTTGCGCGCGTGTCCCCAGCCGATCGGCTTCATCGCGTAGCGGCCGCGGATGTCGACGGCGACCTGCCTGCCGGTGAGGTGCTGCACTATGGCGGTCAGGCGCCGCGCAAGGTCCTCGCGCAGCGGCGCCGCCTTCGGCGTCAAGGCGGCGGCGAGCGCCGGCCGCGCCATCGGGGCAAGAAGGTCGCCCTCGGGTTCGGCCTCTTGCGGCTCCGCAGCGCCGCCGCGGCGCCCTTCGGCCTCTTTCGTCCGGCGGTCCAGCTCGGCGACGATGGCGGCAAGGCGCTCGCGCATCGTCTTGAGCTCGCCGGCGAGCGGAAAGCCTTCGCCACGCTGCGCCTTCAGGCTCGGCAGCGTCCGCTTCGCCTCGTCGATCCGCTGCTGCATCCACGCGCCGGTCGAGCGCGCGTTGCCCATGATATCTTCGCTCAGTTTTTCGAGCGCGGCCTGGATACGGTTTGGACTGATTGAACGCTCGGTTCGGCCGCTGATAGCGGCGAGCGTACGACCACCCTTGGTAACGGCGAGCACGATATCGGCGAAGCTCGTGCTCTCGCCCTGCACAGTAGCGCTTACGTCCGTATCGAACATGCGCCCCAGCGGGACCACCTTGGTCTCGTTGTTTTTTACGCTGTCGAGCGCGGGCTTCACCTTCTCGGCGATGGCCTTGCCGGCACTCCAGCGGCGCCGGAAAGTCTCTCCGCCCATCGTCATCTCAAATGGCACGCGGGTGTCGCCGAAGGCGTTGCGGATGGCCTCCTCGATCGCGGTCTTGTTGGTCAGCGCCGCGCCCTCGATGTTGACGGTGTAGGGCGCGTTCTCGTCGCCGCCCTTTTGCGTGGCAATCGCGTCTGCCGCTGCTTTCTCCGCACTGAAGTCATCAAAGTGCTTTTTGCCCTCGATAGTGATGGAGCGCGAGCGGACAGCGTCGAGCAAGGGGTCAACGAGCTCGGAGCGCACCTCGGCGGCGTTGAGCTTTTCCTCTTCGATCTTTGCCGGATAATCCCTGATCGCCCGCTCGGCGCTGGTGATTGCGTCCTCGATGCCGAACATCTTGCGCCGGTAGGCGCGCTCCTGCATCTCGATCTTCTCGATCTCGCCGCCGAGCTTGACGCGCTCGAGGAGGAGCGGGTCGCCAGAGGCAAGCGCGGCGATCTCGGCCATGCTCACCGAGTCGTCGTCCTCGAATTCCATATTGAAGGCACCGTTATACTTGCGGATGCCGTTGACCATCTTGAGCTTCTGGGAATTGAGGTCCCACATCTTCGCGTCGACCGTGCGCTCGGTCGCATAGGCGAGGATTTCCAAGGCGAACTTGTCGCCGTATTTCTCAAGGAGCCGGTTGCCCTGGCGGATGCCGCGGCCTTCGCGCTGCTCGATGTCCGACGGCTTCCAGGTCACATCGCCGTGGTGCAGCCCGACGATGCGCTCCTGCACGTTAGTGCCGGCACCCATGCGCGCGGTCGAACCGATGAGCACACGGATTAGGCCGTCGTTGACGGCGTCGAATATCGCTTTCTTCTCGGCGTCGCTGCTGGCCTCCTGGATGAACCGGACTTCGTCTGCCGGGATGCCGCGCGCGATCAGGTTTTTTTTCAGTTGGTCGTAGGCGTTCCACCCGCCCTTCTGCGCTTGGCGCAGTTCCTCCATTTCGGCAGGGTGGTACTTTTCGAGGTGATCGGTGATCTCGCGGTAGGTGGCTTCGTCTCCGGCCGTGAGTGCCGCATCGCGCTTGGCGACCAGGCCGTCGTATTCCTTCAGGATGCGGTCGTCGCCCTTGGACTTGGGCACACTGCGATCGAGGAAGACGAGCTGCGTTCCCTTGTCCTTGCCCCACGCCTTATGCAGGCGCGCGACGTTGTCGGCGATGACGTCGACCTTGCCACCCTTCTCGTTGCCCGGATAGACGGTATGGGTATTGATCGCCCGCACATCGAGCGAGAGCTTGCGCGCCTTGTCCATGAGGCGCAGTCGGGTCGCGTTGCGCTCATCCGGGTCTTTGATGTTGGGAAGATCGTTGAACGCCGCGACGATCTCCTCGAGCATCGTCTGCTGCGCGCGCGTCGGCTTGACAATGATCTCCTGGCGGCCGCCGCCCTTGACCTCCGGCACCGGGAACCGCGCGCCGCCGTTATCTTCTGCGTACCAACGGTTGATGTCGTCCTGCGAAACGGCGTCCGTGAAGGAGTAATAGAGCTCCATCAGCGCGCGCATGTTCGACCAGGACCGGCCGAGCCGCGTGACTTCCTTGAGGCCTCCGGCTTCGGTCGGTTCCCATTTCGGCTCCGCCGAGACCGACTGCGCGCGCCAGGCGTCGAAATGCTCAAGCCCGAGATCGTGCAGATCCCGCGCCGCGAGATAGCGCATCATCGTGTACATCTCGACGGCGCTATTCGAGATCGGCGTTCCGGTCATGAAGGTGACGGTGCCGGTCGGGCTTTCCCGCAGCACGCGCACCTTGTTGTAGAGATCGAACGCCTTGCGCGAGCCATGCTTGTCGCCCATTCCCCGGACGCCCTGCAGGCGCGAGGAATAGAAGAGGTTCTTGAACTCGTGGGCCTCGTCGACGGTGAGATCGTCCACACCCATCTGCTCGAACGTCAGCATGTTGTCGCGGTTCTTCGACCGCAGCGAATCCATGCGGGTTTCGATGGTGGTGACCAGCCTTTCAGCCTCCTTGACCGTGAAAGGCTTGCGGCCGCCGCCGATGCCAGATGCCTCGGCCTCTTCCTGGGCCTCTCTCACGGCGTCTTGCGCGACGCGCAGTTCCTCATCGAGGAAGCGCAGCTCGGTGTCGGGCGAGATGCCGATAAAACCGAACGACGAGTGCGGAACGATAACGAGGTCCCAGTCGCCGGTCGCGATCTTGGCAAACAGGCGCCGGCGGTTCTGCTTATCGAATTGGTTCTTGCCGGCCGCGAGCACCTTGGCGCCGGGATAGAGCCGATAGGTGTCGGCCGCCCACTGATCGACGAGATGGTTAGGGACCGTGACCATGGGCTTGCGCGAAAGGCCCATGCGGCGGCGCTCCATCGCGCGCGCGATCGCCGTGAAGGTCTTGCCCGCCCCGACGACGTGGTCGAGCAGCATGAAGCGCTCGTAGATGCCGCGCCAGATCGCGTTCTTCTGGTGCCGGCGCATCTTGATGACTTCATCCGGCACCTTGCCGGGAAGCGTCAGATGCGAGCCGTCATGCTGCCGCGTGACGCGGGTGTTGAACTTGTCGTTATAGATATCGACAAGTTGATTGCGCCGGTCCGTATCGGCAAACACCCAATCAGCGAAATCGTTCTGTATCTCCTTCGCCTTTATCACCACGAGTGCCGAGGCTTCCTTGTCCTCGTAGCGGTTTTTCTTGGCGTCCTCGCGGATGACTTTCGGGATACGGGAATTGAGCATGCCGCGCAGGATGGCGTCGGCCGGCATGTCGTCCGTGCCCCACTGGGCCTGCTTGTCCTGCCCGTAATCCCCGACCAGGAGGTTGAAGCTGTTCGTCGCCTTCGAGTAATTGACGCGGCCCTTGGCGCCGAGAAGATGCTCGGCGTAATCCTCGTAGATCTTCGGCGGTATCCAGTTGGCCCCCGGCAGCGCGGTGACCTGCTCGGCGGTCCACCTTTCCGGCTGGACGGCTTCCAGCTCGGTGATGTTCTTTTCGAGACCGGCAGTGATGGCAGCGGCGAGCTTTCGCCTTACCTGGCCTGACAGGTAGTCGTTGCGCGGTTCCCACTCGTTCGTCTCGGGATTGAAAAAGGCGAGTGGCTTGTCGCCCTCGCCGAGCTTCGCCGCGGCTTCTTCCTCGGAGACGCCAAGAAGAGTGGCGACACGCGGCAGGTCGATCTTGCCTCTCTCGGAGAGTGAGATTGAGAGAGCGTCGGCCGGGCTCTTCGCCGAGGTGGGTGCCTCGTATTTCGGGATGACCCGCCGTGAAAGAATGGCCGCCGGCGTCGCTGTCGCCGCGCGCGGCTTGTCCCCGGTGCGCGCTGCCTTGGCCGGCGTGATCGGCGGCCGGTATCCGCTTTCGAGTGCCGCCAGCAGCGCGCCGTCCGGCATCTCATTGACGAGCGCGGCATTGCGGGGTTCGTTGAGCAGCCCGTTCTTGCCGGTATAGCTCTTGTAGGCGGTCGCAAGGAGACGCCGGTTTGCCTCCATGCGCTTTGCGTCGGCGTCCTCGGTCTCGAGCACGATTTGCTTTTTCGTCAGGTCTCTCAAGCGTGCGAGGTCTGAAAGGCGTTCGAACTTTGCCTGCCCAAGCCGCATGCCCGCCGGCACGTCATTGTTCGGAAAGTATTTGCGCTCGTAGACGTTCCGCTTGCCCTGCTTGAGCTTCTCGCCCTTCTCGTTGACCGCCGGTTCGAGCGTGTACCATTTGCCCTCGCGGTCCATGAGAAGCTGTCGCGACCACGGCGACTCGGGCGTGAGCGCGCGCCGTGTTGCCTCGAAACCGCCAGACGGCGTCTCCTTCTCGGCGATCTGGGTGAGCTGGCCCTTGTCGTCGAACTCGATGTGCCCGGTCTCATGCCCGGCGAGTGCGATCTTGAGCGCGTCCGACATGGATTTGTGGCGCTCGATCGACGCTTTGGCGATGTCGGGCGAGAGATTGATCGCGTCCTTCGGTAGCGTGCCGATGGCCTTGTCAAGCAACGCGCCGAGATCTGCGTTCTTGTCGAGCGTGACATTGACGCCTTTGCCCTCTTCGCCGGCCCGCTGCATCGTCCCGGAGCGTTCGAGACGCCCCATGACCATCTTCGGATTGCTGGCGAAGTAGGAGTTGACGCTCATCGGTTCGCCGCCGAGAGGGTCTTTCACCTCGTCGGTGTCGATCCACGGCGCCATCCGCAGGAGCGTTTCCCTCGCGGCTTGGCGCGCCTCGTCTGCCGCTTTGCCCTTCCCGGGCTGCCGCATGTCGGCGATCAGGTTCTCGATGGCCTTCTCATCTTCCGCGGTCCGGCGCCGCATGAAGACGATGTCCGTCACCACCTCGGTGCGCGCGTTCTCTTTGAAGGCGGTATCGGGAAGGCGGATGGCGCCGAGCAGGTCCGCCTTTACCGCCATCTTCTCGCGCGCGCTACTATCGCGCGCATCAAGGAGGTATCGCGAGACGACTGCGGCATGCAGGCCGCCCGGCTGCAGCGCGTCGAGCGCCGCCAGGAAGAACTGATTGTGGATCGAAAGACCGGCGAGCGCCGGCTTGTATTGGAAGCGAAGCGACTCCGAGCCGAACGGCGGATTGCCGATCGAGAGCACGAATTCGCCGTCGGGCATTGGCACGCGCTGGAAGCCCGAATGCAGGACAGTCTCCTGCGGATATAACAATTTTGCGATGCGCGCCGTCAGACTGTCGAACTCGACGCCGATAAACTTGGTATGCGCGGCGAGATGATCCGGCACCAGACCGAGGAAATTGCCCGGCCCCATCGAGGACTCGAGCGTAAGACCACCCTTGAAGCCCAGGTGCTCGACCGCCTTCCACATGGCGTCGATAACCGGCTTCGACGTGTAATGCGCATTGAGCGTGGTGCGGCGCGCCGCGCGCAGCTCGTCCTTGGTCAGAAGGCTCTCGAGATTGTTGCCGCGCTCGGCCCAGTCCGGCTTGAATTCGTCGGTCTGCGGCGAGCGGAAGGCATTGGCGAGACCGCCCCAGCCGACATAACGCGCGAGGATGCGCTGCTCGTCCGGCGTTGCCCGGCGCTCGTCGCGCTCGATGTTCTTGAGCGCCGCGATCGCCGTGAGGTTGTCGTTGAATTTTTGGGTTTCGCCGCCTTTGCCGAGACCGAGATCTTCCCTGATCCGGAAGTTCTGCTCGGGGACGTTCGGCTCTATCCGACTTGCACTGGCGGGGCCTTCAGATAGTCCTGATCCATCTGGTGCAGCTCGGCCCTCTGCTCCTCGTCGAGCCCGTCCACTTCGGGCGGCAGCAGCACGTAGTCCTTCAGCGCCTTTTCTCTCGCCTCGTGCTCCTGGTACCCGTTCGCCTTGAGGTGATCGATTTCCCTTTGCGCCAGGTTCGCCGCGCCCTCGAGATCCTCGTTCAGCGTTCCGTTCGCCTGCGCCTCCCGATACTTCTGCGGGAGCCACTTCTGCCAGTGGTCGTTCGCCAGCGCTTTGAGTTCCTGCACGCTCATCGGGTGCCTCTTCCTTAAATTTATCACCCGGGCGCTCGCCGGCAAGGTCTTCGCGGGTGATTTTCCCGGCTTTGACCTCTTCGATGAATTTCTGCACGTAGGGCTGGACGCCTTCCAGCATCTCGCGGGACCAGCCATAGGCGTCCTTGAGCTCGCCAATCATCCGGTCCATCAGCTCGTAGATGTCGTCAAGGAAGGCCGAGAAGCGGCTGGCCGCCTTGATGAAATGCGGCTTTGCCTGCTGATAGGTCTCCGGGTCGAAGGCCGGCCCGGCGCCGACGGTCTTGCCGCCGCCGAAGAGCTTGGTGAGGGCCTGCATCGCCTCTTCGGCCGAGCCGCCCAGGTTCTCCGCGGCGCTCTTGGCGACCTTCCTCGCGGTGCGGCGGCGCGGTGATTCGGTGGCCTTGGCGGTCTCTTCGGCGGATTGCTCGGCGGCGTCCTCGCTCGCGATTGCCGCGGCGCGATCGTCCTCGCGCGGTCCGAATGCCTTGTCGAGCGATTGCTTGAACCGGCGCTGGAATTCCTCGTCTACAGGAAGCTCAGTTGCAGAGGGGGGGGGAGCCCCGGTCGGGGCTGTCGTCCACTCTTCGCGTTGTGCTTCAAGCTGCTTCGAGGCGGCCTCGGGTAGCCATTCGGTCGACTTCTCCTCCTGGATCACGCGCGCTCGCGCTTCGCGCTTCATCGCAGTCACGGCTTCCGGATCGAAGAAGCTCTCTAGCTCGGACGCGGTGTCCTGGAAAGCGCGAGCCGCCTCCTGGATGTCACGCGTGAGTTGTTTGATGTATTTCTCGGGCGGCGTACGGCCCGGCGGTTTCGTTTTTCCGGACTTAATTTCGGCCCGCAATCTGCCGGCGCGACGCATGACGGCTTGGTCGTTGACCATGCTGTTGATGGTCTCGTCGAGCATGCCCGCGACTTGCGATGCGTCGTAGCTCCCGTCCTCGTTCGCCTCGCCGAAGATCGGGCCACGCTGCTCTTCGTAGGCCGCCAGCTTCTTCTCGTTCGGCGCTGGGAATGTATCGTTGAAATCCCACGGGCCTTTGTCGGTGAGCTTCACCGTCATCGGCTCGCCGGTATCGGCGGCTTCTATCTCGCCTTCGCGTTTTACTTTCGGTGTTTCCGGCGCGCGCGCCTGTTCGACGAGGTCGGTTTGCTTGTGCTCGTCGCCGAACAGCCCTTCGTCGGCCGGCTTCTGATTGACCTTCGGCTTTAGGCGCTCGTCGGCTCGTCGCTGGGCGAGTTCGGCGTCGGAGATGCGTTCTGCGCCAGGGAGGACGTGCTGTTGGCCGGCTGCGGTGCGCTCGGTGCTGGGTTGTCGTTCGCGCTCGGCTGAGGGCTGCTCTCCTCCGGCAGCGGTCCCGCGTTCCGCGCTTCCGCTGCGTTCGCCAGCTTGAGACCGAGCCTCGCCGCCTTCTGATATTGCGGGCGCCTCGCCGGCACTCTTCTCGCCAGCTTGCGGAAGCTGTGCGCCGCCGCCATGAGCCGTTTCGTTCTTGGTCTCACTGACTGCCTCTTGTCGTTCGGTGGCCGCTTCCGATTCTTCAGCCTCGAACACGACCGCGTCATGCTCTGCCTTGAGGAATGCAGCGTCAATAGCATCGATCGGTTCGTGGCCGTGGTCGATCATCCGGCCGATGGCATCGTTCCAGATCTCGTCGGGAACCTCGTCGCGGCCGATTTTCGCCTGCTTGAGCGCTTTCTTCAGCTTCTTCTCGTGCTCGGCGACGAGTTTTGCCCGTTCTTCGTTCGCCTCGGTGACGGTGCGCCCGTGGCGCGCGGCTTCCTCGGCGCGGTGCGATTTGAATGTGGTGACGGTGCCTTCCTGCCCCGATTCGCGGCGTTTTTTGGCCGCCGCCCGATACTCTTCGGCGTTCTCGACCATGCCCGCGAAGGGCGCGCCGCCGGTTACACGGGGGGCATTTTCGGCATGTTCACGTTGAGCGGCGTTGCCGGCTTCCACGGCGTTGCCTTGGCCAGATTGCTCGGCTGCAGCTTCGGCAGCGCGCTCCCCGCCGGCGGGCTCGCGAACGGGATGCTCTCCTGCTTCGCCACCGGCGGCTTCGCCGTTGTCATGCTCGGCACCTTCGGTGCCTTCAGTTTTGGGGCCTTCGGCGGCTTCGCCAGCCCGCTGGTGAGGTTCTTGTGGGCGAGCCGCGCCGCCGCCACGAAGCTGTTCGCCCGCTGGCGCGGCAGTCTCCCCACGAGCTGCGGCGCTTGATGCCGCAGGAGGTACGACGAGTGCAGGTGCTCCTGCGGGTTCCAATAGAGCGTGGATTTCTTCACCGTACTGCTCCTTGACCTGCTCCGGCGTCATTAGGCCGTCCTCGACGGCGGCGCGCACGACGGCGAGTTGGAAGGCGTCGGCTGGCGGCAGGCCCTCGTTGGCGTGGATCTCGGCGGCGCGCGCGATATCGACCGGTCGCACCTGGTGCGGATCGACGCCCACCTCCTTGAGCGCGGCTTCGACGGCGGCGTGGTCACGGGGTGACGTCTCCGGCCCGCTTGAAACGACAGAACCCCCCTGGGCGGCAGAGGGGTTTTGTCGTTCCTCCGGGGTAAGATCGGCCTCCCGGGCACCCGTCTTAGGGTTGTTCGCCCCCTCTTCGGCCGGCTTTACATCCGGCTTTACACTATACATGGCATCGGAGAGCGGCTGGCTCAGGTCGCCCTTGGCCCAGTCCTTGAACTCCGGAACCGACATCGCGCGCATGCCGCCGACACCGGTTTCTTCCTTCCCCTGCGCGCCGGTGTAGGCCTTGAGCGCTTCCATCGGGCTCTGGAACCCGATGAACGCCTTGTGCTGGCGGAATGCTCCGGTCTTCGGATCGCGCTCGTCGATGACGTAGACCGTCGGCGCGCCGGGATTGGCGCCGAAGAAGGCGTCGAGGTGATCGCCATCGGCCCCTTTTGTTCCCTTGATGTACCCGTACGCAGCGCTGAAGCGTTGCTCCCAGGGCATACCCTCGGCAGAAACGCCGCGCCTGATGCCGCCGGCCGGCGCTTCGAAGGTGACGCCGAGACCCTGCCACGTCGCATGGCCGCGCTCGGCATTGTTCGCTTCGCCCTGCGCGTGCGTGTGGTCCTGGCTCGCCTGCCGGGATGCGCGCTCGACGTCGGCGCCGGTTTTGATGTCGATCGGCGCGCCGCGGCTTCCCGGCGCCGGCGGCTCTTCGGTCGATGGCGTGCCGTTGCGCAGCGCCTCGTCGACGTTTGCCGCCTTCTCCTCTGGCGACATTCCCTTGATGTCTTCGTCGGTGTGGCCCTGGCGGCGCAGGATCTCGTCGTCGTCGGCGCGGTGCGAGCCATACCCGAACTTACGGTTGACGTAATCTTTCAGCTCGTCGTCGGACCAAGACCGGATGGTGTCGCGGTCGTGCTCCTTGTAATAGGCGGCGGCGTCCTCGAGCTGCAGACGCACGCTCGGCTTGAGCTTCGTCTCGAACGGCTGCGGCTTTTCCTTCGGCGCGCTCTGTTGCGCTCCCGCACCTCCAGCGCCGGCGCTCGCGTTCGGGCCTGTGCTTTGCCACGGGTTGGGATCGTCCTTGCGATCGTAACCGGGATTGTCTTGCTGGTATTTGCCGTAGTCGAAGGAGCCGTTCTCCTGCCAGTATTTTGGATTATTGGCGTCGGTGAACCCTTGCTGGGCGCCGGCGCTTCCCGGCGGTAGACCTGGCTGCGGCTCTGGTTCGGCGTCGCCCCTGTTACGGAGATCGTCCTCCGTATCGATTTTCAGTTCTGGTTTTGCCGCCTGGTGCTTTTCGAGCGCGGCGTGCAACGTGCCCAACGCGCCGCCGGCGAGCAGTTCCGAGATCAGGCGCTCCGTATTGAACGAATAGCCCGCTTTCGGGTCGTACATCTTGGCGATTTGCTGGCCGATATATTCCTGCGCCTCGCCGACGCTCGCGAAGACGACGCCGTTCTGCGCCGCCTCCGAAAGGATGCGCATGCCGAGGCCGGCGCCTTCGGGCAGGAGCTTCTTGAAGGGCGCAAGTACGCTCGCGATTGGCAGCGTGCCGAGCGCAGCATTCGCTGCACCGGACAGCATCGCGGCTTCGCGCGCGGTATCCTCGCTCGCGCCCTTCTCGATCGCCGCGTCGTACGTGTCGCCGGCGCTCGAAAAGCCGAACATGGCGGCGCCGCCGGCGATGCCGGCTGCCGGATCGACCATGCCGAGCGCGAGCGGCGCGGCGACGCCACCGAGGATCTGTCCGGTCTTGCTGTAAATCGGATGCGCGGCGCGCTCGGCCTCGCTAACCGGGATATTCTCCTCGGCCCATTTCTCGGTCGCCTGCCCGGCCCGGTAGAGCGAGCTTTCCTTGGCTGAGGGCTGCTTGCCGACGGGCACATTCTCGGGGACGTTGATATCGGCTTCGCCGGGCGGGCTCGGCTGCGCCTGTGCGGTTGCGGCGACGCCGAGGCCTTTGAGCGTGCTGCCGACGCCTTTGACCGCGGACTGCGCCGCCTCGCGTGCGGCAACGCTGGGGCCGCTGCCAATGTCGTTGACAGGCACCTCGCCCGCGGCGACCGCTTCATTTTCCGGCGTGCCGAATTGCGAGAAGTCCGGCGATTGCACCTTGTCTTTGGTGGTGCCGAACGCGCTGAAATCCGGCTGGCCTTCGGGCGTTTTCGCCGCGCGCTCCGCCATTTTGTCTTGCTGCCGACGGATCAGCCGGTTGAGCACCGCCTGCGGATCGACGTTGCCGTTGTCGGCAAGGTCCGGCGCGCGCTGCCGGATGAGATCATTGAGCACGCCCTGCGGCTCGATCGGTCCCGTTGAGAGACCGAGTGTGGTGCCGCCGGTGTTGCCAGCACTATTTGTCTCCGCGTCGTCCGGAGGCGACGCGGGGAGATCAGGCCAATTTGCTGGCATGCGTTCACTTACGCCGCGGCTTGGATCTGCGCGGGCGGTTCTGAGGCGAGATAATCGTCGGAGGAGAGTTGCTGCGGGGAAGCGGACGCGCCCGCGCCAGGCGGCGGAACGGTGCGCTGGAGCACGTTGCCGTTCTGGTCTTTATACCAAGCGCCCATCGGCACCTGAGAATGGAATTGATCGAGCGACATGCCTTTCGTGTCGAAGGGATTATTGGGAGCGGTGCCCTGGTCTCTGAGCTTTGCTGCCTTGTCGGGATCGACGCCGGCCGATTTGTAGAGACGGTTGCGATAGCCGTCGACGGTCTTTTGCAGGTTTTGGAGATCCTCCTGCTGCTGCTCCGGCGACGTGCCGTTGAGCGCCCACCGCTTCTGCAGGATGATCTGTTGGCCCTTCTCGTATTTCTGAGCCTCGTTCTCGACCTGGATCACCTTGCCGTACGGCGTGTTCTGCCACGCGTTCGAGCCGCCGGTACCGGACATCATGCCGGTCGCGCGCGCGTTGAAGTATTTGGTGCGCGCCTGATTGTAGGCTTCGGCATCGTCGGTGTGCTGCGCCAGGATCATGTCCTTGAACGCGGCCGAGCTCTGATCGAAGTTTTGTTTCTTCTGCGCCTCTTGGTCGGCGATACCGCCGCTCAAGCCGCCGCCCATGCCGGCTGCGAACGATGCGGCGCCGCTCGCGCCAGGGCGCTGCGCGCCAACCGCGGACAAGCCTCTGCCGACGCCGGCAAGAGCGCTCTGCCAATAGTTCGGCTGCGATTGCTGCTGACGTAGGAGGCCAAGCGCCCTGGCAAGGCTGCCGGTGGTGCTGGTGGGCGGCGCTCCGCCGCCGGGCGGCAGCGCTGCCGGATTGGCGCCGGAGAGGCCGAAATTCGGGGAGATGTTGAGCGGAGCACCGGGCCCAACGTCGGTCATGCCGCCGTTGTATCCTTGGCCGCCCGGCGGTCCGGAAGGTGTCGGGCCGGTCGGACCTGGAATCGCGGCGTTGGCTGGTGTAACGAGGCTCGGTCCGCCGCCAGGCGGCGGCGTAGGGGAAGGCGGGATTGGACCGCCGCCATAGGAGCCGCCAGGGCCAGATGGAGGTACGGCCGCGGCGCTGAAGGGAGCGGTGCCGGCATCGCCAAGGGCCGGGATCGGTCCGGGCTGGGGGCCCAATGCTCCGCCATCGACGGCACCGCTCGGCGAGAACGGGCCGGGATTGTTCATCGCGGCCGCGGGCGGAAGCGCCGGCGGCGCTCCGCCGCCATAGCCTTGGCCGGGAGGCGGAGCGCCAGTAGGGCCCGCGCCGGCAGGTCCGGGCTGTCCCAGAATACTGGCCCAGTTGCTCGAGAGAAAGTCGAGAATGCTGTCGCCCATGGCCGTGCTCCCTTACGCCGCAAGGCCAAAGCTGAGATTGTCGTCGTTCGCGGCGGCGAGATTGGTCGCGCGCCGGTAGTCGACGAGCTTCACGCCGTCGATCTCGGCGACTGCGTCCGGGTATTTCTTCTCGACGTCCTGCGCCATGAGACCGACGCGCAACGTGCCCGGATCGTCCCACGCGTAGCGGAAGCGATAGAGCGGCAGACCGTCCTTGGTCTTGCCGATCTTCTCCTTGTCGGTCTTCACCCGCTCGTCCGAGAGCATGAGCGCTGACGCGAGGGCCGAGGTGCCCTGACCCTGGAAAAATCCGCCGAGCGCCGAGCCCGCGCCACCAAGCAACGAACCGAGAATGCCGAAGCCGGCATTGTTCGGCGCGGTGGTCGTGGTGGTCATATTCGTCGGCAGCGCCGCGCCCATCGTCGAGTTGAGGAGCTGCGTCGTCTGGAACGGATATTGCTGCGCCATGAGGTACTGATTGTACATGGCGTTCAATTGCGCCTGGCTCTGCGCCGTCTGTTGGCCGCCCAGCGTGTTGATGAGGTTGGTGGCGTTCGTGCCTTGCCCGAAGCCGGTATTCACGCCGGCAAGCTCTTCCTGCAGCCCGACATTGCGATTGGCAGCATTCGTGGTCTGTGCCGTGAGCTGGTTCGCGGTGTCTTGTGCGCCGGCGCCGATCGCGGTGTTGAACGCCGCGTTATAGGCGTTGCCGACGAGGCCCTGATTTTCGAGCGAGTAGTTGAGCCCGAGATTGGATTGCAGGAGACTGGCGCGCGGATCGCCGAAGGCTCCGGCCGAGGTCGCGGCGCCCTGCTGCGCCTGGCTCTGCTGCATGTACGTGTTGGCCGCCTGCGCCAATTGCGGCTGCAGGGCCATGTTCACGTACTGGCTCATGTAAGGCGACATATTCGCCGAGATCGGCGTCGCGCTTACGGTCGGCTGGTTCGGCGCGTTTTGCAGATAGCTTTCGAGGCCGGTGCCGGCGAGCTGCACGCCGGGCGTGACGGCGCCGGCGATGCCGGTGCCGAGGCCAAACGACGCCTCCTGCTGCGGCGAGAAATCGGCGACCTGCTGGCCCGTGTACGGCGTGAAGCCGGTGGATTGCAGGTTCTGCGCAAAGTTGACGTTGTTTTGCGCAGCGTTCTGCAGCCACGAGGGCGCGGTCTGCGTTTGTGTCGAGGTGGTCGTGTTATTGCCGAAGCACATGGCGGTACTCTTCAGTGGGCGGTGGCGCGCGCGCCGATTTGCTCCGCGACCGGGAATGGCGCGAAGTGCGGGTTCGGCTGTTCTCTGTTCGCGTGCTTGTTGAGGATGAGGATGCTGCCTCGTTCCTCGGAGATGATGTGGACTTCCATGTTGGAAGACACGCCGATCTGCCGCGCCTCGCGCAGCAATGGCTTCCACGCGCCGGCGCCGGGGATGGCGAAGGCCCAGCGGTTCACAAGGAATTTCACCTTGCTATTCCACCAGAAGGAGGGGCAGACGAGGCCGATCGTGCCGATCAGCTTGTCCTCGCGCATCGCCATGATGGCGACTTCCTGGTGCGCGACGCGCCACACTTCGGTGGCGCTATCCTTCGGGTCGATCTCGGCGGGCAAGCGCGGGCCGGCGACGATGCAAAGGAATGCGTGGATAGCTATGACGTCCGCGTCGCTCTCGGCGTAGCGGATCGTGATCTCGCTCATGTTGTCCTGTTGATGCCGCCCTTCTGTAGGATTTCGAGCAGCGTCGCGAGGACGGCGTTGGTGTTCGCGAGCGTCGGGGATGAAATGTTGAGATTGGTCGTCACCGTGACCGCGCCGGTGAAAGAGAAGTTCTGCGCCGCCTCGCCGACATCGTTCTCGTGGCTGGCGCGTTCGATCTCGCGCAGCGACGATGCCGGATCCTCCGGATTGAGGGTGACTGGGCGCATAGCGGCTCCGTGCCCCGGAATGACCGTGGCGGATTGCTTGTCGTTGGAAGGATCAGCGCCGCGTGGCGGTCGGACGGATGAAGGCGACCGGCTTGCCCAGGCGCATGTAGCCGCCGAGCACGCTTTGCGTCATCGAAACTGAGAGGTAACGGCCGGAAACGCGAAAATCGGTGAGCCCGGCGCCGGTCGGCGCGAGTGTTTCCGTCTCGGTGTCCATCGGTGCCGCGTCGGTCAGCCGATCGTAAGTATTGACGGTCGCACTGATATCGCCGCTCTGCTCGAAGAAATCGAAGAGGATGCCTTCGAGATCGACGCTCTGCATGCCCTCGCGAAGCGCATAGGGCGAAAGCGACAGGGTCCAGGTCAGCGGCGTGCCGTTATCGTCGTAGCTCAACGATGCGGGATCGTGATTGTATAGATACCCATCATCGTGGGCCATGTACGGCGACGTGTCGCCAAGCGAGAAGTGCGAGCCCGACGCCGGCGATGCTGTGACGCCGGCGCTCGAATAGAAATTCGAGTTGCCGACCGACCAGCATTGATCGTTAATGTGGAAGATCACATAGTTCGTCGGATTGGTCGCGCCGGTGGTCGGGTAGAAGAACCAGATTTCGTGATACTTCGGGACATAAACGGCTGCGCACTGATAGGCGAGGTTGGCCGGAAGCGCGTCGAAGACGTATTTTCTAATGTCCTCCACGTTCGCCATCGGCTGCACGAGGCCGTTGTAGAGGTAGAAATTATCCGGCCCCATCCAGTAGGCGAAGCCGTCCACGGTGACGGCGGCATTCGGCGAGATCAGCCCGCAGTCGCGCCCGGCGAGGCTCGAATTATAGATGAACTGCGAGCCGGTATATTGGAAGATGTAGGCGGCGTTATCGCTCCACACCATCGAGATGAAGGGGGCGAGCGCGCGGCCGGCGACGAGCTTCGATCCCACCTGCAGCGTGCGCGCAAAAGCGGTGTTTGTGGTCGCCGGCGTCCAGGTCGTCGGATCGCCTTGGCTGCATACGTTCACCACCATGCCGCTGCACAGGGCGAAGATGAAACGCTCGGGGGTGACGAAGATGGCGCGGATATTCGTGGGCGCGCCGGTTACGCTGGTGCTGTTGAAGGTCGCGACCGCGCGCGGCCATGGTTGGCTCTGCGTCGGATCGAAGAACCAGAGCGAGCCGCCATTGTAGGAGGCGACGAGGACCTGGCCGAAGTAATCGAATGTCCAGACGCGTGGCTCGAAGAAGATCGTGGAGGAACCACGCGGTGTGCCCCAGGTGCCGAGGCCCCATGGCCCCGTACCCCAGCCCTGGCCGAAGGCTCCCAGCTCCGTGCCGACCGGGATTTCATACTCGAAGGTGACCGCGTTGCCGCCGCCCGTACCGTTGTTATTCGCCGTCGTCGCCGCGGTGATGGTGTAATTGTTGAGGTCGATGACCGTCTGGACAATGAACGTGCCGTTCATCGTCACATTGTTGAAGGTCGTCGCGCCGGCAAGGATCGCGGTATCGCCGACATTTAGGCCGTGGCTGGTTTGCCCGACTTTGACGGACGCTGAACCGCTGGTGGTCGTGAACGGATTATTGCCGAGAGTGCCGGTCGCGCGAAACGGCGTGATGTCATTGAGCGTGA